AATTACGACTACATTGGAGTTGGCGGGCTAGGGCAGCGCACGTCTGTACAATCCTACATCGCATTCGGCGATCGGGTTTTCAAGCATGTATGTGATAAGCATGGCAGGCCTCGTGTTAAAACACATGGCTTTGCAATGACGTCTGTGCAGCTTATGAAACGCTATCCCTGGTATAGTTGCGACAGCAGTACATGGTCGGCCTTGTCCAGGAATGGGTGGGGACGTTTTCCGCGTTTGAAAAGGGACGGCACATACGACTGGTTGCGGAAACCGATTAGCTGGAGGTTTACTGAGAGAAGTCGGCATGCGCCAGTGCATATTTCCAAGCAGTCCCAGCTCGCTGTTGCGTACATGGAAAAGTACCTGGACGAGATGTTTGGATTTACGTTAGACGATATGATGATCGGATATTTCGGCAGGGATGTTATAAACGCAGGCCACACTTATTTGCTATCGGAAGCGTTGAAAGAGTATTACAAAGAGCGCTGGGATTTTGAGGAGGGGGCAAATATTTATATTGCAGGCCACCCTGGAGCAGGCATGTCGGTGCCAGTTATGAGAAGGGAACTGACATGGGCCCGACGTCCGCTGAAAAAAGGTACGCCTGCACTCTATTTGGCGTCTCACTTTTACCCGAAAGAAACAGACATAATATTCCAAGCATTAAAAAAATCTAAGAGGAGAAAACTAAAATGAAATTTGATAGGGAAGAGTTGTTGCAGGTGTTGGACGTGGCAAAGCTTGCAATAGACCAGCGCGAGTTTATTCCAATACTGTCACACTTCTGTTTCCACGGCCGCAGCGTAACAGCGTACAACGATTTTATTGGTGTGCAGGTACAGTGCAAAACAAACTTCGCACTTGCATTGCAGGCCAACACATTGCTCCGGCTTCTCAACAGCGTACATTCCAAAGAAGTTGAAATCGGCGTAGCAGACAAGCTGGTGTTTTTCCGCAGCGGAAAACCGCGTACAGGAGTACGAGCAAGGCTGCCGTTTATGAGCGAGAAAGATTTCTTTTTCAAGTGGCCTGCGTTAAAACGTTTGTCCTCAGCAGAGATGCCAAAAAAAGTTGCTGCAAAGTTTTTTAAAGGTATCGAACTTTGCTTGTCCTCGGTGGGGGATCAAATGCCTGCGCAAATGGGAGTTACATTGAACGAGGCAGGGAAGTTTTTGTGCATGTATAGCACGAACAACAAAGCCATCAGCAAATTTCGCATGGCCGCATTGGGGGTGACTGCAAAAAACATCATAATACCTACCATCTTTTGCAAGGCCGTGCTGAAGGCTGCTGATGTGTACGGCAGAGACGACGTGGTGTTTTACACTGCAAAGGATTTTGTTATTGCAAAGTTCGGCAAGGAATGCTTGGTGTACGGCAAGCTTGTAAACAACAAAGACCCCTTGGATTTTGAGAAAGTTATTAAGGAACACTTGTCGGCAGAATACAAAAACGAAAAGCAAAAATTGGCAGAGGGTTTTGCGGAGGGATTCCAACGCGCCTTGCTGATATTGGACTCCGACCTTTCTAAACTGGTGACGGTGGAGTTGGATAGGAATACAGTTTCTATCGAAGCCAAAAGTCCGCTAGGCAAATTGAAATCGGGTTCCCGCTTTGCTAACACGTGGCCGCGCAAAACATTTAGGGTGGATGCAGAGTTGGCTGCAAGAGCTGTGGAGAGTGCAACGGACGTTTACTTCGGCAAGAGAGTAATAGTATTTTCCAAGCCGGCATACACCCACCTTCTTATGTGCGACGAGTAATATGGGATTCTTTTTCAGGGAAAGCAATCGGCCGAAGAAATCCAAGGCCGACATGCCGACCGATACAATGCACCAGTACGGGTGTAAAGTTTGTCCTCGTAACAGAGACCACAAACTTAGCCACCCCAAAATGGAGGCAACGGGTGCAGAGGGAAACAAGTGCATTGTATACATGTTGGGCGAGGCACCCGGGCAAATGGAGGACGAGCGGGGCAGACAGTTTTGCGGAAAGTCGGGGAAGTTTATAAGAGCAAGGATGCCGCGTAAGTGGGACGAAAAAATTAGGTGGAATAATACAATTCGGTGTCGGCCGCCCAACAATAGAAACCCTCTGCCTCAAGAAATTGAATGTTGCCGTCCATTGCAAGAGCAGGACATTGCAGAGCATAAGCCCAAGGTGGTTGTGCTGGTAGGATACGTGCCAACAAATTGGATGCTACCAGGCACCGGGCAGGGGATCGGCAAATGGAGAGGTAGGCTAGTCCCCATAAAAGTGCTGGATCATGTTTGCTGGGCCTACCCTATTTTGCATCCGGCTGGAGTAATGCGTAAAGGCGGCGGCGTTTTTAAATCGGAGGAGGAGAAGATATTTGAGCGGGATTTAAAAACACTGTTCAAAAAACTTCGCAGTATGCCAACGCCCGATTACAGATCGGAAGATTTAACGGCCGATATTAATTGGATTAGAAAAGGGGACGACAAAGATTTAGCAATACTGACAGATCGGCTACAAACAATGTCGCATGCACAACTTTGCTCGGTAGACATCGAAACTAAAAGATTGCGGCCTTACAAAAAGGATTCAGCAATTCTTAGTTGCTCGGTAACTACTAGGAATCATGGCACCTTTGTTTTTCCTGTATGTTGGGAGGGATTTTGGAAAACCCCAACGCTGGAAACAAAAGCGCTCAAAATGTTGCAATGGTTCCTGGAAAACAGCGGCCGCAAAGTTTGTCACAATACAAAATTTGAGCAAGAGTGGTTTGCCCACAAGTATGGGATGGAACTTATACTTGGCACGAAGTGGGGAGACACAATGGCGCAAGCCTACGTATGGGATAGTAGGAAAGGCATGCTGAACTTGGATGTGCTTATCCGAATGCACTTCGGATTTAATTTAAAGGCCTTGTCTCCGAACATTGACGTGAAGCGTATATGGGAATGCGACCTGCCTTCCGTAATGCTATACAACGGGCTCGATACTAAGTGGACGCTGGAACTCTACTACGTACTGCACAGGCTTATTAAGCAGGAGGGACTGCAATCGGTTGTCCGCGAACGTATCCGCACAGGAGCGACGATTGTAGGGGCCCAGCTAGTAGGCGTCCCCGTCAATGAAAGGGTGCGACAGCGCTTGTCAAAGCGTTTGACGCGGGCTATTGAGGAGCAAGTAGACAAAGCAAGGGAAACAAGGCCCTGGCGCAGGTTTGTCAAGCTATACGGGCGAGATCCAAACCCGGACAGCCATCCCGATATGAAAAAGCTGTTTGGCAAGATTATGAAGGTAAAGGAATGCAAAACAGCGGCAGGCGGGATTACAACGGCCGACGAAGTGCTGTCAAAACTCGATGCAAAAAAATATCCAGTAGCTCCCATAATATTAGAGCACAGATCCCTCACTACAATAAAGGGAACTTTTGTGGACCCGGTAGGAAAGCTGGTGGATGAAGATGGCAGGCTGCATACAAGCTACGGCCACCTATATACAGTATCGGGACGCCTCAATAGCGAGGATCCGAACTTGCAAAACTGGGTCAAGCATGGAGAGTGGAAACGCATTAGGGCAATGATTATGGACCGGCTTTTGTCTGTTGTTAGTTTTGACTACGGACAGATTGAAGCGCGGGTGATTGCTATGGCCAGCAAGGATGCAGTTTTTATACAGATGCTTTGGGACGAGTACGACGTGCATGGAGAGTGGGCGCAAAGGATTTGGGACGAGTACCACGCCTGCCTCAAAGTAATTGGAATTAAAGGCAAGGGATCCGATCCTGCTGTTATGAAAAAGTATCGGCAGGAAGTTAAAAACAAGTGGGTCTTCCCTCTGTTTTTCGGCGCAACATCTTGGAGCGTGGCGAAGAATCTCAATTTGCCGCACGATGTTGCAGATTTTTTATACGATGAGTTTTGGGAAATATTTGCTGGCATTAAGGAATGGCAGCAGGAACTAATAAGTCGCTATAACAAGGTCGGTTATGTGGAAACACTGACAGGCCGCCGTCGCAATGCACCATGCAGTTACAATGAACAAATAAATCATCCAATACAAGGCACGGCGAGTGACATAGTTGTTGCCGCCAGTTCTCGTTTGCAGGACAAAGGAATACAGTTCAATTTGAACGTACACGACGACCTTACTTTTTTGATGGAATTGGACAAAAGGAAAGTGAAACAAATTGCTAAGGAGATGTGCAGGCCTGTGCATAGTTTTGTAAACGTGCCACTTGTTATTGAGGTGGAAGCCGGGCCAAACTGGTACAAGCAAAAACCAATAGGCGTTTACGCGAGTGACAAGGACTTTAATTTTCACTAGGGGAATAAAATGGAAATACAACAATGCACAAAATCGGAAGCTCACACTTTGAGAAAGTTTGGCCTCAAAATTTTTGTTGAGTTGGGGTCATATCCGCAGCCGGAAGTTTACTTTTCCGAGTGCCCACTGAAATCGGAAGTAACAAAGAAAAAGAAAAAGGTTGTGCTAAACAAAAAGAAATCAGTGCCTGCCAATGCGATTCTAAAGTTGGTGAAAGGTACTGTGGAGTTTGCGCCCGATACACTCGGCCTCCATACTTGGGAGGTTGTGAGATCAATAATGGAAGTAGGCGACAAGATAACAAGGGGAGTATTGGCAAAGACAATGGTTGAGGAGTCTACTCGAATTACGAATATGCGCGCATGCTGTGCAATTTCCGATTTAATTCATAAGCAGGAGGCCTTAGTAGTTGTGCCTCGGAAGCCCAAGAAGAAAAAGAAATGAGCAAAAAGAAGCGCAAGAAATTGGGTAATAAGCTGGCGCCGCTGCATATCCGCTACCGCCCTCAGACGCTCGGGGACGTTATAGGGCAGCGGACAGCAGTGACAGCGCTGGAAAACCTGCTGTCAGGGACGACGCGCCCGCACAGCTACCTGTTCACCGGTCCTTCCGGGGTGGGGAAAACCACGCTCGCTCGGATCCTCGCAAAGGAGTTTGACG